GTTATGAGTTACAAATATGTTTGCATAATTAGTGCTATCTATTTCTTCAAACAATGTTCTTTTAACAATTGTACTTGCAACAGAGTTTTTAGATACTCCGTTATGAACAATTAAATCACCATTTGTTACTACAAAATGCTTACCATTAAATTCTGCTACACAGTTTCTTGATAAAACACCTGAATCATCAAATAGTTTTTTAATATCAAATACTAGATTACCACCTGTAAAAGTCATAATGTATGTAGTGTTTTCTTTATATATTATAAAAGATTGTTTAAGTGGAAATCCATCTACAATAAATTCACCTGCATCGCCTACTGTTGCTGAACCTGCATCGTTTGTACTAGCTGCTGTCCAAGAACTAGGTAGTGTAAGGTTTTCTGCTGCATCTCCCCATCTAACTTTATTAGGTAAATTAACAGAAGATTCAGTCATATTCAAAGCTATTAAATAATTACCAAAAGGTCTTATTACTTTACAAGTTGTGCTTGCTGGCCAGTTGGTTAAATCTGTAAACTTACTAGCACCTGTTGTAGCTAAACATTGTGGATCATCTACTCCGTTATTTAAAATAGCTAATCCATTAAATATAGAACCAGTCCAGTTTCCTGAAGCAGTCAAGTTAGTAGAATAATCTCCACCTGATGCTCTTGTAAAATCACTATGACTAGAGCCATCGTATCTATAGATTTTAGCTGAGCCAGCATAAAACCAATAGTTATTAGCACCCGTAGACCAATTTAAAGCGAAATAAGGAGCTACTGTAGGTGTTCCAAAAACTTGATCTTGTCCTAATACTTTTTTAGCTGCATTATCTTCAAATCTAGCATTTTGAGTGTGAGAAAAATATTCATTAGGCAATGCTGTATCATTTGTATCTTTAATCATTCCTTTCGGATTTAATACTTGAAGGGTTGCCATTACGCAGTTCTTCTCCACATATATGCAACGATGTAAGGTTGTACGTTATTGTGTGCTCCCCCACCACCTGTGGCACTTGTTGCATTGGTTGCTGCATCGTAATTACCTGCTGTATTTACGCCTGATACTCCACTACCACCTGTTACAAAATTTGAATTATGTGTATGTGATGGTAATTCAGCAGTAGATAATGTATGTGTTTTAGCACCACCAGTTTCTTGTAGAGCATCAAAATCACTATCACTTGCATTATAACCCACAATAACTCGACCAGTTCCAAAAGCTGCCCATGTTCCAAAACCTAATAATGTAGCAGGATTTGTTGTTACTGCTGCATTTATATATATACTCCCTACAGGATATACAGCTTGTAAAGTGGTTGCTGTGTTAGAGCCTATAGTTATAGTTCCTGTACAAGTTAAATTTCTTACACCTGTAATATCTATATTAGCATCTGCTGTTACTGCCTTTGATGCTTGTGCTGTACCTAGTGTTGTAACATCTACATAGTTTAATTCTGTTGTATTAGCTGTAACGCCATCTAGTAAATTTAATTCTGTGTGTGTAGAAGAAACTGCTCCACTAACACTAGGAAAAGTTGCTTTTACTGTTGATTTTATCAGTCTTAAATGGTCATCACCTTCGTTAACTGGGTCACCAGCTACTGGGTTTGAACTATTTAAGTCCGATATATATGTTCCTGTTTCTAATCCCATTTAATTTCTCCTAGCCTTTGGGGTTGTTGTCTTTAACTGATTTAATATGTAAATACCATGCACCTGTTTTAGCAGTATCTCCAAACTTGCCTGACTCTATATCTTTATAAAGCAAATCTAATTGATTTCCTAATGAACCATAAGTTGTTTTAGTTTCTTGGTTTGTGTCTTCATCGTAGTAACCTGAAGTCCTAAAAATCTTATATTGGTTAGCAGTGTTTTCTGCTTGTTGTGCTGCTCTTGCATTTGCTGAATCTGTAGACTCATCTTGATAGCTTAAACTTCCAGCGTTATCTATAATATCTTTTGCCATGTTAGCTCCTTACTACTCCATAAACTGTTAAATTAACTTTAGTAGCACCCGAACCACCACCAAATGTTAATATAAAACCATTACAAGTATTAGCTGCTGCATCATCATAATGGCCAGAACCAGTGCAATGTCTGTGCTTGTTTCCTGAATCTTTACCACCCATGTGATATAACACTGATGGTCTAACATTACCCTCAGAATCATTACTGTCAGAATCCCAACGACCACCTCGGGCGTTCATGAAATATAATGAACCAACCATAGGTCTGTCATCTCCTGACTTTAATCCTTCATATATTTTTATAGAAGTTGTATCATTACCAACTACATTTCTATCAGTGCCGCCACTATCTAATCCTGTTCCAGCATGTCTGTAACCACCACCAGTTATAGCACTCCCATCATCTAAAAATTGTAAAGTTATATCTCCATTGCCCTGCATACTTATTCCATGAATTAAAACTAAATAATTATCATAACTTGAATCAAAACCAGTAAAAGAATAAGTGCTATAGTAACTACTACTATCATAATTATTAACTGCCGATATAACAGCTAGTCCACCACCTCCTCCTGCTGCTGCTGCCCATTTAACACCAGTTGCTTCTGATGAATCTGCTGTTAATATATGGGTGTTTGTACCTACAGCTAATGCTTGTGGATTACCACTACCATCGCCAATTAAAATCTTTCCTTTGGTAGATAAATCAACTGCTGTAAGAGCAGATGTTCCATTACCAATAATAACTCCGTTAGCTGTTAAGCTAGTTGCTCCAGTACCACCACTACCTACTACAAGAGTTGCTGATAGTCCTGCTGCTGTACCACTTGTATTTTGTGAACCTGCTGCATTTACACCTGGTAAATCTATACTTGCTGATCCGTTAAAACTAACTCCACCAATATCTCTTGCTGTAGCTAAAATTGTTGCTGTTCCTGCATTTCCTGTGGTCGAACCTGATGTACCTGAAGTATTACCTGTAACATTTCCTGTAATATCTCCAGCAAATCCTGTTGCAGTTAGAACTCCACTGCTTGAATTAAATGCTAAATTAGAACCTGACTTGGGTGCTAAATCTCCTGTAGCAGCAGTTGTAAATAAAGGAAAACAGGTTGTATCACTGCTTTCATCTGCAACTGTAACATTTGTAGATGTAGTAGCTGTAGCACTGTTTCCAGTACAGCTTCCTGCACTTCCACTAGCATTTCCTGTTACGTTTCCTGTTATATCACCTGCAAAGCCAGTAGCTGTTAAAACTCCTGAGCTAGAATTAAAAGCAAGATTGCTTCCTGATTTAGGTGGAAGATCGCCTGTTGCTGCTGTAACAAATAATGGAAAGCAAGTAGTATCTGAGGATTCATCTGCAACTGTTACGTTTGTAGAAAGAGTTGCTGTAGCTGAGTTACCAGTACAAGAACCTGAACTACCTGATGCGTTTCCAGTTACATTACCTGTAAGTGGCCCACTAAAACCTGTAGCTGTTAATAATCCACTTGATGAATTAAATGCTAAATTACTTCCAGTTTTAGGCCCTAAATCTCCAGTTGCTGCTGTTACGAATAAAGGAAAACAAGTAGTGTCTGATGACTCATCTGCTACTGTAATATCCGTAGGAGTTGTTGCTGGTACTGCTGCCCATTTTATACCTGTTCCTTCGCTGCTATCAGCAGTTAGTACATGATTATTAGAACCTACTGCCAAAGCTGATGGGTTGCCTGAACCATCCCCTATTAATAGTTTTCCTTTAGTTGATAAATCTACAGCAGTTACTGCTGAAGTGCCATTACCAATTAACACACCATTAGCTGTTAAAGTTGATGCTCCTGTTCCACCATGAGCTACTCCTATGTCTGTAGCTTCCCAAGTTCCTGATGATATAGTTCCTGTTGTAACGATTGAGCTAGAACCAGCTACTGGAGAAAAATAAGTTTTCATGGTATCCATTCCAACTTTCTTTAAAGTTCCAGCATCTGAATATAGTAATTCATCTGCATCTGCTAAACCTGATGAAATTTCAGTTTGTCCTGAAATAACATTATCATTTAACATACTGCCTTCTACAGCATCTGCTTGTATGGTTGCAGCACCATTAGTTGCTATAGCTATATCGCCTGATATAACTACAGGGTTAAAATTCGTTCCATCGGCTATTAAAGCTGCACCACTTGTATTTGTTCCCATAAACAGATCATCGCCTGTTATAGTTAAATCTCCCCCAATGGTTGCATTGCCTGATGTAGTTAAAGTGCCTGAAGATGTTAAACTTGTTGCTGTAACTGCTGGTAGATTAGCTGCTAAATTTGTTATACTTAATTTAAAGTTTGCACTTGAATAAGCTATAGCAAATACAGAATCTGCATTAGGAGTTGTTGTTGCTGTTAAATCACTAAATTTTTGTGTCGCCATTTATTGTATCGCCCATGTTGTGGTTGCTATTGCTGGAATATCTTGATAATCATCAGGGGCTATTACTACAGCTCCTTCTTGTTGTAAAAGTTCTCCATTTTCAGTTGCAAGTACATATATGTTATCTTCTGTTTCGAAATATCC